AGAAATACGAACCTCCCTGGTAGCTCACCATGTCGAGATACTCATATAAGGTTGATTTACTATATTCCCCACAAGGGTTTAGCGCGATATTACCCAAATCGGTTTCAACATATGTATTTTCTGTCTGCATCTTCTCACCTTTCTTTCTATCTACAATGCTAACCTATATTTTAATCGGCTACCTTCCCGGCGAAAACGCACCTTATCCACAGCGGGGTCTGAATACATTTTTAACTGGCCTTTCACGACTGCAAATCCGGCAAAGTAGACATTTCCCGTTTCACCCTTTAACTGGCTTTCTTTTTCCATCACATAGTCATCAATCTGCTTTTTGCCCTCTTTGACCCGTCCCGGTACTTCTTCTGCTGCGTTTTTTGCTTCTGATGCATAGTATGCAGCATTATCTTTCTGCCGATCAGAATAGTCTGCGTGGCCATGCGCCCAAGACTCTGACTCTTTCACACTATCAATTACTGTCTGTTTTGCCTCGTCAAATGCTGTCATTAACTGTTCGTACAAGGTTTGTGAAGGTTCTGGAATATCTCCTGTACGGTATCCTGACTCGTATAATTTAACTGTAACAATGTTTGCAGTAATAAGATTACCTGCAATGATTGACACAGAAAATGATGTGCCTGTAAGTACTTCGGCAGGGATTAAACATGTATCCGTATCTCCGAGCAAAATCGGAACTGTCTCACCATCCCCGCTGTGAAACAAAGCTGTTTTGCTTTTTCCTGCCCAGTCTTCCGTCTGAAACTCAAATTCTGCATACAAATAATTTCTACTGTTACGAACCGGCACGAAAGTATCTGTTCTGGCAATAATCTGATTATTTACAACAAAGTGTAATACCGGCTGCATTTTCATCCCCCCCTTCTATAAAATTCTTGGGATTAACATTAGTTCTAAATATGTTTTGCTAGTGATAACTTTAGAGTCTCCCTTTATTTCAAAATGTTGTTGTTCACCCACATTAAGATTAAACCGTTGTATTTTTCCTTCTGAATATTTATATGCTACTGCGGTTCCGGGTCTATAATAATAATAGACTATCATCCCTTCCGGAATAATAATTGCTAACTTTCTTGAGGTCTTCACGCTAAAAGTAGTGCTCTTTAAAACTGAAGAGCTTAATGTAAAAGTCAAATCTATTATGTCAGTCAATTTTTTTATCTGTCCCCTTACTGCTGCTCCAGCACTGTCGTATGTTGTATCATCTGCAGCAATCCTTATATCTTGCAATTCTTTTGAACAGTCAGAGATCTGTGCCTTTCCTATCCAGTCAAGAACGTAGCAATTAACATCTGATACCGGGGCCCTGACGCTAGCTTGTAAACCGGGGGTTCCGTAAAAACTTACAACATCATCTCCTTTTAAATACAAAATATATGCTATAATTTTAGTTTCCTCTGTGCTTTGCGCAACTATTTGCCAGGCGTTATACCTTTGCGAAACATCATTTATGCGAGCTTCTATATCTAGTTTCCCGGAACCACTTATAAATATTCTCAATTCAAATATATATAAACCTTCTTTTAAAATTTTTACTTTTTCATTTGATTGTTTTTCTGCAAAATCCAGTGTCCCCTCTTGAAAAATTTTACATATAGGCATTTCGTGTTTTCCACTTGTTCCTTCGTAATTATAAGAATCATCTGGGTCCGGGTCACCTGTAGTTGCATTTCTATACGCATGAAAAACCAAATTTGATTGTGTGTAATTTCCCTCAAATGTTTGTGCTGAAGTAAGATTATCAATTCTCTTACGTTCTATGTCTACATCTTTGATTGTCTCTCTGTTTTGTGCCCGTGCAACTTCGTCTTTAAAATAATACTTATTACCATCTGGGTCCGTCCACTTGTTAATCGTTGTTTCCATCCTCATCTACCTTTCTTACTCACAATAAGATTTTCGTTTTCCACAGTAAAAGTCAGACCTTCTATGTCCAATTTTAAATTCTCACTGTCATTAATATATCGTATTGGAGATAATTGTTTCTTTAAGACAGGTAACGCTACCCATCTCGTATTAAACTCTTTCGTTCTTCCATCCGATAGGCATATCGAAAATTCCGTTATCCCCTGATATTTGCAAACATTTTCCCCAATGATCCATGAGAAATTAATTAAATTCGTGGTAACTATCTTATCTATCGGAGTATACTCTCCTTCTATATATCGAAGTTTGCCACGCTCTATATTTCTGTATTTAATTTTTACATTATAAGAAGATAAGTCGATTTCTTTATATCGAACTGGCATTTCAAATTCAATTTGATTAACATCTTTATCCCCAGCTACACCAAGAAATTGGAGGTCTGATGGAATATTGATTGTTCTTAAGTCATTATCTATCGTAACCATTTCGTTCTCCTACACTTTATATTTTTCATCTGGGAGAAGATTTGAAGTAAAATATGTTAATGAATATGTCTGTTGTGCTGATAAATTTTTCACCGTAATTTTCCCAGATGTTGCTGCAATAAACTCATTATTTATGTTATCTTCTGGCCAAAATCCTTCGGGTAGTGCAATAGATCTTTCCTTAAGTTCACTGAGTGCTACTATGTGAATGATACAGATATTCATTTGCCGAAAGATTTTTAGCGAATACGCTCCATCTTCCAGATTTAATCTATACTTTTGATTTTCTTCTAAAATTTTAGCTTTCATTCTTTCCCATACTTCATTTAATCCTTCTTCACCTAACAAACTCATGTGCATATTCTCCTTACGTCTTCTGCTGTCATCTCCTGGACTCTGCTTCCTATAACCGTTGTGATAATCTGTGTTATATTCTGCCTTGTCTGCTCAGAGATGCCGCTTTGTTTTATCAGATAATCCCCTAATGTCAACGTCTTTGTTTTATCAACCTCTGAGGTCTCTATTTTTAAAACCCTTGCGGATAAAAACAGCTTACTTTTTTCGTCTACAACATTTACTGTATCTCCTAAAGACACTTCCTGGGTAGTGTTCGTGATGCTGCATTCATAATTGACAGCTATATCACACATCGTTTTCAGTTCTTTTAAAGCTCCCTCAAAAAGAGCCTTCTGATTAACTGTGTTAAGATTATAAATCTTTGTGATATGTCTCTTTGTCCCATTGACGCTCCGTCCCCATTTTTCAAGAGCCTTTCTCGACTGCAGGCAGTATCCTGTATCTGCTTTTCCATCTCCGTCTCTATCGTCAAATGTTTGCGCTGCTACAACAAAATCTCCATCATCATATTTATAACCTTTTAATGTTACAGGGACGCCAGAAGCATCTGTGTCACCGTAGACATACAGGGATGTGGCAAGGTTCTCAATAGATTTTGTGATTGTGATATTATCTATGTCTCTTCCTTTTCGGAGAAACACTCCATTATCATTGCCACGCTTTTTATAAATATCTATGTACTTATGCTCTACTGTGTGGCCGTCTGCACTTAAGGTAAAACGATAATCAAGTTCTACCTCAAACAATTCTGCGATTTCTTTTAATCGTTCAGAGCGTGTCTGCTCGGAGAATTCACACAGCTTCGTTGTATTGTCTGTTACTTTATTGATACCAATCTCGTAGCCGCTGCCGATGATCGTATTATTTACCGCCTGTGTAACTGTTAGATTCTTTGCATTATTTGTTTTTAATGCAACTTCGTTTAGTAAGTCTAATCCAGCATCTTCACAGTAAATATGCCATGTTCCAGCATCGTCATCCTTTTCCGCTTCGATGATTTGAAATAAGATGTCTTTATCTTTCTTGCATTTTCTTAAAACATAGTTGCCTGGGGTTGTGTAATTTTCTACTTCCTGTGAATTATCTCCATATAAAACGTCACATTCGAGCGATACAGCCATTGTTTCAATATCTTCCACTTTGCTATCATTTATAATTCCGTAGCCTTCAGGAAGGCTTGTGGATGCTTTTCCTATGACGTTTAAACTTCTATCAGTAAAATAAAGTATCACAGCCACACCTCCCGGATGATTATTTCTACATCAGGAGTTTGCGCCCATTCCGAGGCAAGCACTCCAATCTGGTTATCCCCTGGCTTTAAATAAAAGGATTCCCATTCGTTTCCGATAGCTCCTAGAATATCTTTCTGCTTATTATTTAGGAAAATAGAGGCATCTTCACATTTTGCTACTACAATGTCGCCAGTGGCAAATGTATTGCTTGCCGATTGGCTTTCAGACGGATTTCCAATCTGTATAATTGTGCTGCTGTCTTTATAGGCAGCAACATATCCGGTATTTCCTTTTATGTCCCACCGAAACTCCGGATAGCAGTCCTGCGTACCTTCGTAATATATCTTGCTAAGACCAGACAATTTATAAATTTTCTGGTCTACGGAATACTTAAATGGATCAGGACAGGTGAACTCTAGCTCTCCTGTTATACAAAGCTTTCCGGGGTCTGTCTCTCCCATACTGGTAAGGGTTCCGATGAAATATTTGTCTGGTTCATCCGAAAATATCATCTTTGCAGAAGATACATTTAAAATCTGAGCCATTTTGTTATATGCCATGCGGAAATCAAAAGCGGTAGGGTTCATCAACTGATACCCTACCGTAATCACTCTTTCCTGGAACATTCTGCTTTTGATTTTTTTACCATGTCTTGCTCCGGACTCATAAAAATCTAACTCCGGAGCAAGGGACTCTCTGCCAGTGACGTATAGGGTTCTGTATCCCTCTACTTCATTTTCAAGAAATACTCCATTGAAGTTCATCGCCTCTGAGGGCAATGCTATTTCATTCTGATATTCTGTTGTATCTATGAATTTATATAACATATCTGCCCTCCTAGACCTTTCCGTTCTTTCTGTTATTTCTACGCTGTAAGCGATTCTGTTCTACCATTGTATCCTGCGCTGTTGCCCTGGCAAATTCTTTGCCATTGATTTCAAGCGGCACGTTTACGGTATATTCTGCCTTTGTGTAGTATTCGTAATCTCTGGAAAGCTCTCCGGCAAAATCTCCGGCAAAGGCCGGTGCCATCTGAGCTGGGACATCGATGATATCCCGCATTGCTGCTTGCACATTCTTTTTTGCGCTCTCTAAACGGTTGACAAACCCAAGAACTGTATACTTCGCAATAGAATCCATTACTCTTGACGGTGAGTGAACTTTTAATTTCTTCTTTGTTGTTTTAGGAACTGTTGATGCTGTTTTCTTTGCAGCTTTTTTTACTTTTTTATTGTTCTTTTTCTTTGCTATTCCAACTGCAAGCCCTTTCGTTGCCTGCTGCCCGATTGCATTCATCTTTGTTTGCAGTTTTTTTGTTTCCTGCGCCACCTCTTTTGCATAACTGGTATCCAGATTCGCCACATACGGCTGATAATACTTGTTTGAATTATTCTTTGCCGCTGTTATAAATTGTGTGTAATCCTTACCATATTGCTTTAACCAGGCATCTCCTTTTTTGAGGAGTTCATTCGTATACTTAAGTCCCTGTGCTGTATCTAAATTCTGAATGTCTTTCATCAGATCATATGGCAGCACATTTTTTAAATGTTCCATGTTCTTTGCAAGAGCATTAATCTGATTTGTCTGAGATTTGAAATCAACAAGGGAAACAAATCCGTAATCATCTGACTTAAATAGTTCTCCATAGTCAGACATCTTGGAAAAGAAGTTAGAACGGGCATTTGCAATCTCGTCATATTTTTCCTGATATTTCTTTCCAAGTGCTGTCAGTGCTTTATCTGCCGCATTGATCGCTGCGTTTCCCTGTTTCTTTATCTGGGCTTCTATCTGTTTTTTCAGTTTCTTCCCGGCATTTGTATACAGTTTCTTCATTTTGGCATTCTTTTTATACTTCTTCTGGAAAGCTTTTGTTGCTGCATCCACCTTTTTGTTAATGCTCTTTGTCGTGGAAGAAACCTTTTTATTAAGAGAATTTTTGTAAGCATCTACTGCACTACTTGCTGCATCTTCATAATTTCTTGTCCTTCCTGCTATGAGCATTGTTGTTTTGGCAGAAGAAAGCAGGTTTTTACTTGTGTTTTGTACCTTCTTGATTCCTGCCTGCAATTTCGAAGCAACCTTTGATTTCAATTTCTTTGTAAAAGCTGATTTAACCAGGTCGCTTCCAGCTTTCTTTACTTTTCCGGTACTCTTTTTCATTCCCTTCGCATAACCGCTACCCATGTATTTACCATCTTTTTCTGTCATTTTCGATGGTGAATGAATCTTAGCTTTCGCCCTAATTGCTTTGTCCGCTGCCGCTACCATCCTGGATGCCGCTGCTTCAATCTGTCCAAGGCATGAACTCATTCCTTGTGCAAAACCTTGACTGATATAAGCACCTGCAGCATGTGCCCCAGAATGGCCAGAGCGCAATTTTGCATTTACTTTTGATACAGCAGAGGATGCAACATTAGGGGCTTTATTTAATCCTGACCTTAATGCTGTTGTATAGCCACTTCCTGTCTGTTTTCCAGCATTCTTTGCCGCATTACTAGACTTTTTCATAGAACCAGTAATCTTTGCTGTAGAGTTAGCGACTGCTGCTGTCGCTTTCCCTGCTCCGCTAGTTATTGCACCACTATATCCATTAATAACTGTATTCCCGGCACTCTTTGCCGCGCCGGAACCTGACTTTAGCTTATTTGTAACATTATTTGTCACAGTCCCCGCTGCGGAAGCTACTTTCCCAGAGCCAGAACTAATTCCTGAAGCTACACCGGAAGAAGTTTCCTGTCCGCCTTTTTTACCACCAGTAAACCAATTCTTCACATTGCTTAATCCCTGGCCTATAGCAGATACAACATTCTTTCCAACTTGAAGCCAGTCTGTACTCATAATCGCATCAACTAATGCCGAAACAATCTGAGGTACTGCTGCTATAATCTGTGGAATTCCTGTAATGAGTCCTTGTACTAATGCGACAATAATCTGGACTGCCGTTCCAAGTATCTGTGGCAGATTCTGGCCAATACCGCCTATAAACGCTGTGACTGCCTGCGTAGCAGAACTGATAAGTATTGGTAAGGATGAAGCTAGGCCTTGTGCCAGAGAAGCTATCAACTGCATTCCTGTTGTGATAAGCTGGGGCAGTGCACTTCCTATGCTGACTACTAACTGCCCTATCATTACAGCCGCATGGGTGAGAAGGGACGGAGCTGCATTTGAAAGTCCGCTTACAAGTGCAGTGATGATCTGCGTTCCTCCACTAATAATCGCTGGAAGATTTGCTGTAATCGTGTCCATCAAGCCCGTTACCAATTGTGCACCAGATGCAATCAATCCCGGTAAGGCAGACGAAATTCCATTTGCAAGATTGCTGATAACCTGTGGTCCTTTTGTCTGGGCTAGGGCAAGCATCTGGTCTATCTGTGTGCCAAATTGCTGATACAGGAGACCGAATCCTGCCAATACTGCCGCTACCAGTGCCGCCGGCATAAGTGCCTTTAATGCTAATCCCATCATGGAGGTAAGTCCGTTTACTATTTTCCCGCCAATGCCAAGTATTCCAGAAAGTATTTGCTTAAATGGAGCAAGTATTATCCCTATCTTATTCCCCATCGCTTGAATTATTAGCAATGCTTTATTTATTTTTCCACCAAGTGCTGTGGCTATTGTCTCTCCAAAAGAGCTTATTTTACCTCCAATTGCTGTGAATTTATCCCATATCGCAATACCGGATTCTAATTTTGCACCCATAGCCGTTATGGAGCCTGCAACTTTACTTCCAAAAGTTTCTATTGTAGTTCCGATAGATGAAAAGGAGGATTTTATTCCATTTCCCAGTTTTGTTACACCATTTGATAGACTACCAAAATTAATCTTATTTATTATACTTGAAAAATTCGGGAGTTTTATTTTTCCTATTCCCTCCGTAACAGCCTTGAATGTATTAAGAAAGTCATTTAAATGTGTGACCACAAAAGCTGCCGATACTGCTGCTCCAAACTGTTTTACTGCTCCACCGGATTTATTTATCTGGTTTGTAATTTCTGATATGGCACCGTTAATTCCATTTTTAGAAAAAGCTATTGCAATGCTGTTCATAGACTTTGTAAACGGCTCTATTTTTTTAGCAATAGCCTTCCCGTTTATCTTATCAAGAGAATCTGCAATTGCACTAACTGCCTTAATTCCTACTGCTGAAACGCTGTCAAAGGCTGGTTGTAATTTATTGCTGAGCGTTTCTGTCAGACCGTCCATTGCCTGACCAACCGTTTTATATTCTGTTGCCATTTCCGTAAACTGCTTATTTGTTCCCGTCTTGGCTACAGCATTGAAAAAGTCTTCTGTTGCTATTTTGCCATCCTGGACATCTTTAATCATCTGTTGGGTAGATTTTCCCATTGTCTTCGCAACCGCTGATACGCCAGCAGGAGTCTGTTCAACCATGAGTTTAAAGTCTTCCCACTGCACTTTCGGCTTTGCCGCCATCTGGGTAGCCTGCTGCGAGAGTGTCTTCATCGCCTGCTGTGGGTCTTCGGCGGCAGAGGCGAGTCCTCCAAAGCCTTTTACCAGTTTTGTAGTATTCTTTGTTCCTACCGCCGCAAGCTGTGCATATGTAGAAGCCATGTCGGAAGAACTGTATATAGTCTGTTCGGCAAATTTTTGTAAGTTTTTTCGCACCTTTGTGATTTGCTTTGTAGACTTTTCTGCGATTGTCATATTGCCCGTAAAGGTCTTCCAGGTTGCACTAGATTCATTCATTCCAGCAACAAGACCGGACAAATTGTTTGTAACTGCCGATACCGCTTTGCCACCTGCTGCCGCAAAAGCTCCGAATCCGATTCCTTTTTTCAGTATTGAACCGAGAGATTCTGTAGACTTCTGTGCAGCTTTCATCCCGGCAGTAAATCCTGCATCTCTTGCGCTAAGTATCGCCTCTACGCTATATGATTCTGACATTAGTCTATCCCTCCTCTCGTTTTAAAAGCTGCTTTACTCTTGCAAATCGGTCTGTTTTGTTCTCTTCTTTCATGATTTCTCTTAAGTTTGCTTCATGGTCGTAGAACTTTTTAAAAATAGTAAAAACAGGCCTTCCTGATTTCTTTCTGGCTTTTGCCTTGAAATTCAGAAACGCCTGTAAATGATTTCTATAATCTTTTTCTTCCTGTTTCAATTCTATTGCTTTTCTTAATAATTTCCATTCGGGGATTGTGAGACTATCTACTTCCTCAAAGCTCTTAAATCCTAAGTACTGAAAACATTCAAGAGCTATCTGTTTGTATATCTCCTCAAAGTCTTTTACTTCTGTTTCTTCTCCGCTTTCTTTTCCTTTGCCGCTTCCAGTTCTGCCGCTTTCTTCTGCTCCTCCATCATCTTCAGCACTTCCGCTGTGATTTTCTTCGTAGCATTCGCTGACTTTAAAAAATCAATCACCTGCTTGAACACATCGTCTATATCCGTGTTCTCATCCTCAATATAAATATCAATATCCTCTTTTTTCAATCGAGGATTCTGTCCCTTATTTGCAATAAATAAAACATCGCATAAAGTCTCGACATTTCCATCCAGTAACTCTCCAAATGCATACTGCATTCCGATGTTCATTTCCTTACCTGGAATTTTTTTTACTGGAATAGTTGTCATCTTATTTACTTCTCTTAAGAATCCCATTCCAAATTTAAACTGATATACCTGTCCATTCATTTCTAATTCAAACATTTATCTTCCTCCTTTAATGATTTAGGCACCTGTTTTTGGTGTATCTGCGAAAGCGTAGGCCTGTTCCTTCTGGCTTGTTGTAATGGTGATGTCTCCGTCTTCTCCCGTTCCATTAATACCAAACGTAAGGGATACTTCTACGAATTCATCTGCATTTGCTGTATATTCGATTTCTGTTAAAAATCCCTGGAAATACTTCCCTTTAAATTTATTGTTTCCGTCTGCTGCCGGTTCCATAAGATTTGCTTCCCAAATCTCAATAAGAGAATCTTCATCTAATGCTTTTTCAAGTTTGTCAATCAGCTTATCACCTTTTTTCAAAATGGAAGTCGCTGTAATCTCTACTTCCGCTGCTCCCGGTGTCCTGATTGAACCATCCTTTGTAGCTGTAGAGTCAGCATCCTTTGACTTGGTACGTC